TTTCAGGATATGAAACTACTCGTCAAGGAGAAAGCAGGGCTCGTCGCACATACGGAATCAGGCGTACATGTTAAAAGCTTCTCTGTATGTAGTAAAGAAGAATTATCACTGGCTATTCAAGCCGCTAAAGAAATCGGAGAACTGGTTAACTGTCTAGTTGACTAGGTGCCTGATCTTGAGGAACCTGATCGACAAAACCCTGCTCTTCAGCAGCGATGTCGATTCCACGAAGTAGCGACATCATCGTGATGTAATGCGTCTTCCAGGGTTGCTCAAACTCTAGTTTTCCTTCGTTAAGCTCTTTCTGGAAGTCATCTATTTCTGTCTCAGTCTTACTGAGAAGCATGAAAAGACTCGCGTCCTGAAGCTGCTTAATAAAATTGGTGCCTATGGTAATCTGAACCTGGGCGTCCTTACGGATAACGGGTACTGTGGTTTCTGACATAGTTCTACAAGTTAGTCTACAAATCTAATAAATTATTATGAGTTCTCTAACAGTTAACTTGGAAGAAATAAAAGAGAAGCTTATCGAGAAGCTCCGTCCTAACGGATGGGCTGATAAACTCAAAGGCTTTATCCATTCTTCTGATTTTGAAGACCTTATCCAAAAGCTCATCGATGCTAAGGAGAACGGTAAGCGTTTTACGCCTCCACTGAAGTATGTATTCCGGGCATTCGAAGAGTGTCCGTACAACAACGTCCGCGTTGTGATCATAGGTCAGGATCCGTACCCTCAATTAGGGGTAGCTGACGGTCTGGCTTTTTCCTGTTCTCATACAGGTATTGAGCAGCCAAGTTTACGGTACATGTTCGAGGCCATAGAAAAAACTGTTTTTCCAGATCAGTGGCGTCCGCAAAACCCAGACTTAAAACGCTGGGCAGAACAAGGTGTGTTGTTACTAAACAGCGCACTGACCACTGAGGTAAATAAACCAGCTACCCAGTACGACATTTGGAATCCTTTCCTGGTGTACTTACTGGACATCCTGAATTACGATCAGGGATCTATGATTTTTATCCTAATGGGTAAGAAAGCTCACGAGTTCGAAGAACTTCTGGGTCCACATCATCACATTTTTAAGGTTGCGCATCCAGCCTCAGCTGCCTATGCCGGACAGGTATGGGATTGTCAAGATGTATTTAATAAAGCTAATCAGGTCATTACAGAGATGAACGGTCCTGAATTCACAATTACGTGGTAAACAACTTAAACAAAATAGTATTATGAGTAACATCATCGAAGTAGAGATTACGATCTCTCAGTTAGTACACGATTTACGCGCAGGTTTAACCTGGTTCGCAGCAGAAGACAAAGGTCATGGATCTATCCAGGCTAAATACGAAATGGAAGACGAAGACATCATGGACATCCAGGCTCACCCAGCGTTCCAGCAACCAATCCGCAGATTTAAGATCGTGGACGATTACAGCAAATCTGCTGCACCAGTACAACAAGCAGCAGCTCCAGTTCAGGCTGTAGTAGAAACCCCTGTAGTGAGCAATACAGAAGAGCCTGTAACGGAAGATGCTGGAGCACTCGAGTTCTTCAGTTTATAATCAGACTTATACATACCTAAAAACTGATTTTGGTATGTATCATATGTCCGATTCGTACGGACACAGAGAAATTATTTTAACCGATCACCAAAAAGAAATTTATAAAGCAGACATGGCTAAGAAAAAAACAAATGTTGTAAAAACACAAGAAATTAGAACTATCGAAACGGGTCTAATCAACAAAGAAGAAGTATTCAAAATGCTTGCCCTGGCAGAAGCTACAGGTTTACCTGTATTGCTAGAAGGCCCTCCAGGCGTAGGTAAAACCAAGACTGTTATCGAGTACGCTAAAGCCTGGCTGAACAGAGATCGTAACATGAGTCATGAAGATTTCATGAACAAGTTATACGTACTAGAAACAGATGAAGGCACCAAGTCTTCAGAGGTAAAAGGTATGCCTGACCTGGGTAAGTTGTTTACTGAGAACAAGTTAGAAATAACAGCTCCTATAGCAGAAGCTGAGATCGTAATTATCAACGAGGTTGATAAAGCATCTTCTAACATCAGAAACTCCCTATTGGGTATCATGAACGAGAAATTCTTGTTCAACGGTAAGCATAAGATTCCATGTAAATGGAAGTTATTCATCGCTACCTGTAATGAGATCCCTAAGGAAGAAGTAGGTAGCCCGTTCTGGGATCGCTTCATGCTCAAGATGAAGGTAAACCGCATTGCAGCTGGTGACATGGTAAAGTATTTTGATAACGGTGGTAAAGACTATAAGACGTCTTTAACGATCAATGTTCCTAATAAAGACGAGATCAAAGCTGTTAGTATTTCTTCTAGTAAGCTAGAGAAATTCATCGAGGTAGCTTATTCTAAGATTACCGACCGTACTATGACGTTTGTACCAACGTTGGCAGCTGCTGTATCTTATATCTGGGATGTCCCAATAGACAAGGCTTTGATCAAGACAGCCGACATCATGGTAGATAATACAGCGTCTGGTCAACTGATGCAGTTACTGATCTCTAAAGAGGTTAAGATGCTGCTTAAAGAGATCGATGCGCTTTATAGCGTAAAAGATCCAGCTGAGATCGACCTGGCTATCGCTAAGATCGAAGGTATGGCTAACGGATTCGCGTCCAAAGGTGCTATCAACGAGGAACAAATGGACGAGATTGAGTCAGCGTTGAACTATGTCTTGAGCAATCACGACGTAAAAAAGCGTGAGTCACAGATCGAAAGCATCCTTTCTGAAGCATTAGATGCTGAGCTTACAATGGAAAGCACAGTACCTAATCCGTTTTAATAAGTCCTCAACAACCCCTGGGTAAGGAAAACTCAGGGGTTTTTTTTTCTTTTAACGATCCATGAAAGTATTTAAAAACATGAATACCATTTTCGATAAGGTCCAACGCGGTGTTATCGAACCCACAGAAACCAGGATGTTTAATCGGATCGATTATTACAGAAGACCTGAGCTTATTAAACCATATCTGCACTACCTGGACAACAACCGTTTACAGGATAATGTAGAAAAGCACATGGAAAACAGCCGTCACATGGAGCAGATCATCTCTTCTACTAATTTTGGTAGACAGATCGATAAAGCCCAGCTTCTTGCTGATGCTCAACTTTTCTATGCTGAAAACTTTCCTGAAGAGGTTACTGCAGATATCTTCAACATGTACAACAAGGAGGCATCTAAACTAGATTACCAGGAAAGAACAGCTGACAACCAGTTTCGTTACAAGATCCTGGATCATGTTGTAGATCCGGTAGGCAGGGTTGTTACTAAAGACTCCAACGTCAAGTCTATGATCATGACTAAGAACATGGTAGAGTATTTCTCTTTACTCATGGCTTATCAGAAACAAGTAAACATCGAAGACTTTGAAGAGCTCAAGAACCAGATGAACTGCCCAAATCCACAAGATGGTGGTGACGGTCAAGAAGGAGACGGAGATCAACAAGAAGGAGATCCAGGTAATGATCAGGAAAACGATCAGCCTAGCAACCAGGCAGGTAAAGGTAAGTCTGGTGATAAAGGATCTATGAGTCCTGATCAAGTGCTGGAGAAGCTGATGAACAATAAGCAGATGCAGCAGATCCAGGAGAAACTTATAGACGAAGCTAAGAAGCAGATCGCTGACCTGTCAGAAGTCGTTTCTGACGAAGAGATGGAAACAGCCTGGATGAGAGGTGGTACCGGATTTAGTAAAGACGAGATCGACCGGGTAAAAAGAGAGTTCGACAAGATGGGTATGAACATGGACGCCATCAAAGGTGCCATCAAGAAACTACTAGACAAGTCGACTAACTATTTTACCGGTAAAGAAATCGTTGAATACGATCCTATCTTCGATTCGGACACCCTAGACGGTTTACAGGACTTTGAGTTGTTACATCCTAAGCTAAGAAAGCTGATGATAGATGATATCATGATCAAGAACGTATACCGCGAAGGCAAGATCGATCTGTACATAGACGCATCAGGCTCTATGGACAGTACATTCGAGTATCAAGGAAGATGGATTACTAAGCTAGACTTTACTAAGGTATTTGCTTTACAGATGATGAAGATGAATATTCTCAGAAACATCTATACGTTCGATACCAGAGTACACAAGATGAACAACTCTCAGTATAGTATCTTACTAATGGACGATGGTGGCGGTACTTGTATCAACACAGTAGTCAACCATATAGAAAGAGAAAATAACAACGCGATTGTTATTACTGACGCTGAAGATCACTGTGGTTTATACTCTGATCGAGCTTATTTCATCGGTGTAGAAGGATGTAGATTCAACTACTTTACCAACGAAGTCATTGAGAAGTATGTTGAGAACAACCAGGTTGTACAGTTTGATGGCCACGGTATCAGAAGAATCTTACCAAGTGGTCACGTTGAGCCTAAAGATTAATTAAGGGTTATTAGAACGGGGGATCTTTGGTCCCCTACTTCTTTTATTACCAAACGGTAACTAGCTTTCGTCTAATTTAAATTATTAGCCGCTTGATTGTAACACGATTTACTTTTGAGGAAATCATTTATATGGCAACTAAACAGAAAGTAACGCAAAAAGTAAGTCCTAAAGTAACAGCTAAAGTAACAAGAACTAAAGCTGATGAACCTACCAGAACATACAATTACGTTGTAGAATCCGGAATTATGATTGTAGGAAGACGTAGAGAATTCACCAATCACTTTCCTTTCGAACAGATGAAAGTAGGCGACAGTTTCTTAATTCCGAAGAATGATCCGTTAATTAAAAATCCAAATGGTATTCACTATGCCGTTAAGATGTACTCCAGAGAGGTAAAAATAGGATTTACAGTAACCACTAGGAAGTTACTGGATGGCACCAGGAGAGTATGGAGAATTAAATAACTACCTACCCTGTTTGTTGTACGGTTTTTTATAATTCGGGGATCCTTTTGCTCTAGACGTCTTAGTCTTAGCATGGACTCCCGGATTTTTTCTGCGTCTGCGAGGTTTAAATGCGTTAGCAGAACTGGTAGATTTAGGTTTAGCGGCCATTAGTTATATAGAGGAAAGTTGGAAATGCATACCGTCGCGACGAGTCCACGTGCCACCCCAGTCAAAACCAGAGTCAGTAAAGCACTTTACGAAACCCGCAGAAAGTTTTGGTTGAACACCTAGGCCGTTTTCAAACGCGTTAACATCAACAGCTATACCCCATGAGTGTAAACTCATAGAAGTTAAACCTCTTTTCTTTCTGATGTTAAAGCAACCATCCCAGGTTTTAAGTTCTTTTACGTACCCTGTATCGATTAGCTTTCTAAAAGCCTTCGATAGGGGAAGTACCATGTCTTTGTTACAGTAGATTCTTTTAGGAATAAGTCCAATCTCTAGTTCTGCGGGAACATCCCATAGAACCATACAAGGATTACTTTCTGATGGACTACCGTACTTCTTTTGAGCTTGTGCTGATGTTACCATGATGTTTACACTTTTTAGAGAGCGCTTTAGCTAAAGCCTCTTTGCGTTGTTTAGATTCTAAAGCTTCACGCTGATCGGCTGTGAGAGGTATTTTTACGGGAGCAGCTACAGGTGGTTCAACAACAGACTCCTGGTCTATTGTGAATAACCATTTTAGGTAGTTGCGGATGCCGTTTATCATTTCTTTAGAGAGATCTTCCAGTAGGTCTGGAAACCGAACACGAGTAATCCATTACCAGTAACACCTACCTGTGCTCCATAGATCTGGTCTCGTTTATTTTTAAACAGTACACCTGCTTCTGCAGTGGCGTAGTTTAGATACCTGGATGTACTGATGCCTCCACCGACATAAAGTTGTCGTACTGGTGGCTCTACAATTCTTTTAGTTATGTATACATTCTCTTTGATATACGGGATCTTAAAATTAGCAACGGCTCTTCTGTTCTGCAGCTCATTGTGCTGAACTGTATCTGTGATCATAATATACCCAAGAGAGTCTACATGAATGCTATCCTCATAGATATTCTGTGTAGTAATCTTCTTTACCAATTCTGTATATTTCTCTTTAAGAGCTACACAGGTAGTATCGACAGGTTTATACGCTTCTGGTATAGAATCAGAGCTGTGAGATTTCTTAAGTTTAGGCTTAGATTTCTTCTCTATCTTTAGAGGAACCCATACAGTATCGACAATACGAATGGTATCTGTTTTAACGGTGCATGGGGGACAATCAGAACTACTGCATTCACGCTGTAGAATAATAACCGCAATGAGAACTGCGAATACGATGAGATTACTTAGATTGGTTTTCATTAATCGGACAGATTGGTTGTATCTTCTCTAGGCTTCAGTACGTTCTGAGAGTAAGTTGTTAACGCAAGTAAAGCCGCAACAAGGCCAGCTTCTAATCCTAACAACATCGCTACTTCAGCGTATGATTTACCAGCTTCCCACTTATAGATAGCATGGGATATATTTCTTATTAGGTCTGTAGAAAAAGCTAAAGCAAGTACCCGACGAATGGAGATCTTTCCATTACTGCCGAGCCATAAAGGTTCGATATACTTGAATAGCTTTAACACGGTTCACTGCTTAGATTAGTTTCTTTTCGGTGACTATCTGTACCGGATCATCTTCCGGCTTAATCGCTGCGTTCTTTATGTAGATAGGTTCTTTGGGATAATCACCTGGAGGAAAAGGGACTTTATACTTATTTAACTGGGCAGTCTTATCATAAACGGCTCGTTCTAAAGCGTCTATTCTTGTTTTATCAATGTTACTCTGAGCCATCAGAGCCTTTACATCAGCCTTTATTTCAGTAACATCTTGCCAGATTAAACCGGCAAACCCGCTCATTAAGAGAGGAAACAACCAGGTTTTAATAGCAGCAGTTGGATCTGGACGCGTTGACATAACTAGAGTACAGGATTAGTGGTAGAACAAAAACCTACTTAGGCAGTAGTAATAACCTTAAACTCATATACTAAACCCTTAGGTTTATTACGAGTTGCGATTAGCGAATTAGGAATAATATTTCCGTCTTTAGATCTACGAACGAAATATCGTAAACCACTAGAAGAAGCCACAACTTTTTGTCCCTCAGCAGCAGCTGAATCTTCTGCTTTGATTTCAACCAGGTTTTCTCCTGTAGGAGCATCTTCAAAACCCATCATAGTAGATGGATGAGGATAACCATCTGAGCGCTTCTGTGCGTAATATTTCAAGTTAGTTGCCATTTTGTAGAACTTATATTTATATTTGTAGACCTTAGAGAAACTTTAGAGATGTATAATCTGCCGAAACCTCTACATTATAATATAACATTTTAACTCGAAAAGCGTGTAACAAAACGAATTAAACATTAAAAGTTTATGGATACTAAACCGTACTCCCGCATCATGGAAGAACGCTTAATCGAACGATTTAAAAAAGAGTTCTTTCAGAAAACAGGAAAACTGCTGAAGGTTCAGGATTATGAACCTAAGCTACCCTACCCCATTGTAAGTCTTCACGACCTGGAATACATCTGTAACCAGTTTATTCCTGTTGGCTACCAAAGCATTAAAGATGACTTCAGAAGAAAAGACATCGTTTATGCTCGTATGTTATTCTGTAACCTGGCGTATAGCATGGGTTACCCTATTAAGCGCATTGCTGATCATGTAGAACGAGATCGCAGCAGCGTGTACTCAGCCATCAGTACCTATGATGACCTGATGCAAAGTAATGAGTCGTTCTGTACCACGCTTTACAGAGATGTTGTAAACCAATTAAATAACTCCTATAATGAATCAACTACTTCAGCTATGCATGACGCATCAGATTACTCCGAATCAGCTGTTCCTGCTGCATTGCTTTAAAAACAGGATGAACCCTCCCTTGATTAACATCGAGGAAGAGTTACGAGTCTGTAGAGAAAAAAAGCTGATCAATTTTGATCATAAACTAACAGACCAGGCAGAGGCTATTCTTACAGACTCTGACTTACTTTTTAAAAAGACAAAGTCTAAGCCTACCTCTGCAGTCTTAGGAGAAAACTACAAGGAGAAAGTAAAAGCGTATCGGGAGTTATTCCCAACAGGACAGCATCCTACCCTGGGTTATACATTCAGAAGTAGCGTGGAAGATCTGACACCAAGGTTCGCCTGGTTCTTTTCTAAGTATCCAGAATTCTCATGGGAGCTGGTACTAAAAGCTACAGATGTATTCATACAGAAAGCTCAGCAAAATAGTTATCGTGGCCTGGGTAAAGCCAACTATTTCATACAGAAGACTGATAAAGAATCTAATACAGTAACCTCTCCTCTTGCTGATATGTGTCAGGATATCCTGGACGGAGCGCAAGCACCGGCAGTACCAGATTTCTATGTCACATACGAAGAAAGAAATTTGTAGAACTTATTTGCATAATCTAAATTAGTTCTCTAAATTGGAGTCCTTTTTCCCCTTATATGTCTGAAGTAAAATTAAAAACCATCTCTGAGGTCTATGATACGGGCCTCACGTATTTAAAAGCACGCAAAACCGGTAGGACGAGGTCTATCCGGACACCGTGGCCTGTAGTAAACGAAGCCGGAGTTAACGGCTTTGAGTGGGGGACTATTATTACCCTTGCCGGTCGACCTGGATCAGGAAAGACTGCCTTTGTTAACGCTTTTACCCGAGCGGCTCACGCTATTAATGCTGAACAAGATTTTCACGTCATCGACTTTCAGTTCGAAATGCCTGATAGACAGACGGCTGTAAGAGAATTTACCGGGGTAACCGGTCTGAATTACTCCCAGTTACTATCTGCTCACCGCCCTGTGGGTGACGATGTAATCCAGAAGCTAGAAGAGTACGTGGCTCTAAACAGAGCCCGCGACATCTACATTATAGATGAACCGCTCACCATTGCCCAGATGAGAGAATTTATCTTATCCCATTACGCACAGCATAGAAAGAAGATGATCCTTACGATCGACCACTCCCTGTTAGTCCGCCTGGAAAAAGGAGAGAACAACAAATTCGATATGCTGTACAACTTGGGTGAGATGATGACCGAAATCAAAAAGAAGATACCGGTTATCTGGTTTGTGCTTACACAGATGAATAGATCTATGGAAGACGCAAGCAGAAAACAACCCGGTACGCTTGCCAACTACCCAACAGGAGCTGACATATTCGGAGCTGATGCGCTTATGCAACACTCAGATATGGTTATCATCCTAAACCATCCCGTAAAGAACCAGGTGACCTCTTATGGTCCAGCTGGTTATCAGATGGGTCCCGACACGATTGTCGCCCATTTTGTTAAAGTAAGAAATGGGGATCCTATGATAGGCTTCTTCGATTTTATCGGAGCTCAAGCCAGATTCGTCCAGATCCCAACCCCTGCGTCCAGCCGAGGTCCTGCTACACAGTCTACACAAAGTAGTAGTAGCGGTTTATCGACTAAAGCAGTAACTGGATACACACGTAAATAAAGTAAATCGCATGACTAAAACACAAGAACTAAGTACGAGAACTAAGAAAGAGCTGATCGATGAATTCAGAGAGGATTCAATCCGATACCAGAAGCCTGTATTAGACGGTATGGATGTTCCTTTGTCACACTTTTCTGTTAAACCAGGATGGTTCGTCCCGAAGGGTAAAACGATCCCAGGAATATCAGCCGATGAGAGGATCATAGGCTTATTCCCTAACGAATGTGCTAAAGGGTACGATCTGTACATGGAGTTGTACGATCTGGATATCAAACCATTAGAAGGCAGACCGCTGTACAGATGGAAATACAATCCGTTCTACATGGATGAGATTCCTCAGTATACCAACAACACAACTGGTCAGATATCATTTATCGTCCCTGTTGCTGAGCTGGAGGTAATCAACGTAGAGAACGTCTTGATTAACGGTATTACTGGTTTCGAAATGGAAACTACTACTGTTAAGCCTTTGTCTACAAAGACGGTATCTACACCCGCACCGACTACTGCTAATACTGTAAAAACGAAATCTTCTATTACTACTGAGTTCTGCAAGCTGACAGCTCAGGAAGTAGCTGCCATTCTGTGGCGTCTACCAATCAGCGGTAACGAAGAAATAGACGGACTGATTAAAAACTACAAATAAATAAAACAACTATGGGACAAGGAATCCTTGTTATTGCAGAATCAGGTTCAGGTAAATCAACAGCTATTGAGAACCTAAACCCTAAGGAGACGTTCATCATTAACGTAGCCAACAAACCGCTTCCGTTCAAAGGCTGGAAGACAAAGTACAAAGCTTGGTCTAAAGACGATACGTCTGGTAACATGGCGAATGTATCTAACCCGGCTAACATTCAGAAGGTAATCCTTCACATCAACGAGAAACGTCCTGAGATCAAGAATATCATCATCGATGACTTTCAGTACATGTCTTCTTTCGAATTCTTCGACAAGGTAGATGAGAAAGGTTTTGAGAAGTTCACCCAAATCGGTGCAGCTATCGCCCGTATTGCGCGTATGCCCAAGGACCTTAGAGAGGATCTAATGGTATTTATCCTTACCCACTCAGAAGAGGGTACTGATATCGAAGGCAGAAAGCGTTACAAAGCAAAGACTATCGGTAAAATGGTAGATGAGAAACTTACCCTAGAAGGTTTGTTCTCCGTAGTACTCTTCGCGAAGGTGAAGGAAAATAAAGAAGGTGGTGTACGCTACGTGTTCGAGACCAACAACAACGGTCAGAATACCTGTAAGAGTCCTAAAGACATGTTCGCTGATTTCGAGATCCCTAATGATCTCCAGTTAGTACGTAACGCTATTCTTGAATTCGAAAAATAATTGTAAAACTATAATCTAAAACAACATGTTAAGTACTAAAAACGTCCAGTCTACTTCAGGTTCTTCTTATAAGAAAACGCTTAGCCCAGGTAATCACCTTGTATCTATCTACGATGTAGAGTTACAGAATGGTTACAATCCTGGTTCTATGCAGGTCATCCTTCGTGTTGAAGGTCCTAACTTAGGTCCTCAGTTTGACGGTTTCCTAAAAGATAAGAACAACCCAGGCGGTGCTAAGTTCACCGGCCAGGTAGGTCGTGTACGTCTTTCTCCGTATGCATTCGAAGACAAGACTTTTGCTGACGGTTCTAAGGTAACCAGAGATCAGTCTATGCTTGTAGCGATCGATCGTTTGGCGATGTCAGCTGGTGTTCAAAGCCAGGTTAAAGACATCAACGCTTCTGACTGGAACGATATGATCAACCAGGTTAAGCGTCTGTTGGTAGGAAAGACCATCAACGTATGTATCGGTGCTAAGGAATACACCAACAAGCAGGGCTACAAAGAATATGATTTATTCTTACCACGTCCTAAAGACGGTAAGTATTCTCACGTAGGTGCAGATACTACAAACTTGATGGAGTATGATGCTAATACGCATATCATCAAAGAGAAAGCTGCAGCTACTGTAGAACACTTTGAGCCTGCTATCAGCGGAGACGACGATTTCAATATCTAATATAACTAAGGGGGTGTAGTCACGTACATCCCCTTTTTTATTAACTGCTACTACGATGCTAAGTACTAAATTTCTAGTGCATGATGTTCACGATGTTCCGGTCGTATGGATCTTCGAAAACTATGCCAGATTACCCTATAAACTGAACGGTCAGGATGTAAAGATTAAGAGCATCTGGAATCATAAAGACCGCACACCCAGTATGTGTATCTACCTGGATAAAGGTAAGAACGTTTATAAATTTAAAGACTTTTCAACGGGTAGGCAGGGATCTGCTATCGACCTTGTTAAAGAACTGTATAATGAAGAATTCTTCTCCGCGTCCAAACGCATCGTACACGACTACAATGACTTCGTTCTCCACAATAATGGCGGATATAATGTGGATGAGTTCAAACAACACAGTAAGTATCAGGTATGTTCTTATTCCTCAAGACAGTGGAATACTAAAGACCAGTACTATTGGACTCAGTTCAACATCGGAAGCCGGATTCTGGAAGCCTACAACGTACGTCCCTTAGAAGACTACACTATGTGTAAGACTGAAGAAAACGGAGAGGATAAACTCCTTACGATTTCATCTAGCTACATGTATGGTTACTTCAGAAACAATGGAGAGTTGTACAAGATCTACCAACCCAAGGTAAAAGAAAAGAAATTTATCAAAGTCAGCAACTACCTGCAGGGTCAGGACCAACTGAGCGGTAAGCCACACTTAATGATCGTATCCTCTCTAAAAGATCTGATGAGTATCAGAAGCTTAAAGATACCAGGATACGACTATGTAGCTCCCGACTCTGAGAACTCCATGATCCCTAAAGCGCAGATGCTTGACTTTACTGCCAGGTATACCAACATCCACATGATCCTGGACAACGACGAAGCAGGCCGTAAGGCTATGGCTAAGTATACAGATAACTACGATGTAACTGCCTTTAACCTAGAGCTCAGTAAAGATATTGCTGACTCTGTCCGGGACTACGGTCCTAAACACGTAAGAGAAGAGATTTTCAACCTTACTTCCATTGAGCAAAATGAGCTGGTATTATAATAAGAAAGTCGTTAAGGACATTAACGATTTACCCAATAACGAATTCTTAGAAGGGTTCGTCTACAAGATTACCAATGTAAAGACCGGAGAATTCTATATAGGAAAGAAGTCTTTATATAGTAACCTCAAGAAGCGTATTGGTGTACGCGCCAAGAAAGCTACCGGTACCCGGAAAACTTTCGAGCGAATTCGTAAGGAATCCGACTGGCAGAAGTACTACGGTTCTTCTAAAGAGATGTTACTAGACATTGCTAAACTGGGTAAAGAATCCTTTCACCGGGAAATCCTGGAAGTATGTTGCTCTAAGAAATACCTGTCTTACTGCGAGTTCGCATGGCAGGTTAAACTCGACGTTCTCAAAACTAACAAATCTTATAACGGAAATATCCTGGGCCGATGGTACGGTAAGGATATGGAAAACTGTAATTAAATGAATACTACCTACTTAGTTGTGTATACGTTACACAGCAGACAAAGTCCCAACACGTTTGTAGACAAGATCCAGGCATTCAGAGCGGATGACTATAGCGATCCTAAACAGCAAGCAAAAAAGTTCTATATAGACTTACTAGATGCAGCTGTAGATCCTGCTTATCCAGATCACGATCTGTATTCTATTTCACTAACCGAGGTAATTGAATCCTCAGATTATTAATCTTATGGACTATTTAGATGATCCCCTAATCGAAGCTGTCGTTGAACAGATCAAAAAAGACTTTGTAGAACAAGATGAGACCGCTCTGTATGAGCTGCTGGCTTTTCTACCAAAGCGCAGATTAATGGGTTATCTCCCAGAGGAAACCCAGGAACTTTTAAAACGAGAAAAATAATGGCAGAGTTTCACGAAACTGGTTATGGTAAAAGATACTATGAACACCAAGTACCAGAAATAACCCGGCAGCTTCAGCGCATTGCTGAATCCCTAGAAAAAATCCTTATTAAAATAGAAGAAGCAGATGACTACAGTAACGTCACAACAAACATTAGAGAAGAAGATATCTAGTATTTCCGATTTTCTAGAAGAGCTTGAAGCTATGACTGAAGATAAATCTACAGCTAAAGCCATCAGGATCTTTATGAAAGAACAGAATTTGTGGAAGATCCCTACTCCACCTCAAGATGTTATACCTCAAGAAAATGTGTCGTCACAGATTGTGTACAACGCTGTCAAATGTTTAGTCTGTAACCAGACTATTGTATCTCATCATCAGCATGATTACGTTACCTGCGGCTGCGAAAACGAAGCTATGGTAGATGGAGGCATCAGTTATTGTCGATACGGTGCAGTCGATATGAATAAGATCACTAAGATCACTTATACAGTAGATGATCCTTTTGATTTAGTCAGAGAGTTTATGTCATGGGGAACCTATGGCAAAGACGGTAAAGCTGAGCTTAGCTATATCAAGCTTAAAAACATGTCTGATGCTCACATTAGAGCAGTCATCGCACACAGAACCAGCGAATGGGTAAAAGATCTTATGCGAAAAGAGCTCGACTACAGAGCAGAATTTAATATTTCAATAACCGATTAATCTAAAAACCCAATGGAAGATATCTCTTCGATATTTCAAGACGAAAACCTACAGAAGGCTAAAGAACTAGAGTTCTACGACCGCCCCTTTAAATTTTCATACAGCAGTATGAACAAACTGATCTGGAACCCGGTAGTATTCTATACTATGTATGTCCTGGGTCTAAAAGAAGAGAAGACTGACGCCCATCTGATCAAGGGTAAGATCATCCACGCTCTGATGCTGGAGGAAGATAAGTTTAAGGAGCATTTTGTGATCTCTCCTAACAACCTTCCTAAGGATTCCCCTAAGATGATCATTGACCGGGTATTTGCACACCATGCTGCCAACACAAAGGATGATACTACTCTGTTCTATTCTTTAACCCTGAACGATTATCAGCCGCTTATCCTGGATATCTTAAAAGAGATCAACCTGTATCAGACGCTGAAGACAGACGCTCAAAGGCTAGAGAAGGTAATCGTTCCTGAGTCTGCTACCTACTGGAATATCCAGCTGGTAAAGGATACTAAGACGGTTATTGACCAGGCTACCTATGAGTACTGTAAGTCGGCTACTGATCTGATCAAGATGAAGCCTGATGTATCTCATTTACTGGGTCTTAACGAAGTTTATGACCAGAACATTGAGATCTACAACGAGGAGTATATGGAATGCGATCTTAAGGACTACCCTTTCGGACTAAAAGGATTCCTGGATAACATCAAGATTGACCATGTAGCTAAGGTGATCTACGTTAATGACCTAAAGACAACCAGTAAAGAGCTCAAGGATTTCAAGGATTCTATAGAGTACTATCAGTACTGGTTACAGGCTATGATCTACCTGATCATGGTGTCTCAGCGATTTGAGCATCTCCTGGACGCTGGTTACGATGTTAAATTTCACTTCATTGTGATCGACTCTAACTTCCAGAGCTACGCCTTTCCTGTATCAGAAGGTACCGTTAACGAATGGTATAAGCGGGCTATCGAATCTTTTGAGATCGCTAAGTATCACTACACCGAACGCAGATACGAATTACCGTATCACTTCGACCGAGGAATCGTTACACTATAACCTAAAATCTAGATGAAGCAACTGTATGCTGACTATTTCCAGAAATCGAAAACGTTTATTTATCCAGTTCTAGGGATCGCCCGGAAAAGTAGTATTCAGGTGTCAGGAACATACATCTCCTGGTTAGACATCTATAATGATGCAGACCAGAAGCTGATCTGTGTATACGAAGACGTGCAGACAGAAGCCTTTAAGGCTTTTGAAGCTAAAGTATTGTTATCTAGTCCTTTATACCATAGCCACCAGAAAACGGCAGACGGTAAAGGGATCTACATATTCGATATGGATATCATCAAAAAGGACTGGGCTCACTTTCTAAGTGGGTCCTACTCCAAGATGTCTAAGACGCTAAAAGAAGCTGTACTAAAGTACTATGCTAAGTCAGCTGAGTATGAACATGTCAGAAGTTTCCTGTACCCTGAAGAGTTCTTTCAAATCTATGCGTCGCTGTTAAATGTTGACGAAAGACTTCTTATGGAAGTCGGTCAATTATGCGATAAGTACAACAGAGATTTAGAGAATTTAAAAATATCTGTAGAACTCTTGGAAAGTTCTGCGGAATTCGTTTAATTTGTAGAACTCAGTTGTAGAACTTAATAAACCAATCATGACTCCATCAATGTTTCTAATCAGCTCGTCATGGGCTGGTTCACCTACGTTCAAATTGATCCCGGTATCGCAAGAGTGTCCTTATAACGAGGTCATCTTTGATCCCACTTCCCAGGCTTTGGCTATCGTAAGTAAAGAGAAGAAAACGACTCTTCACATGCTGCCTAAGTTAACGGATACTGGTGATGTAATGCGCATCAAGG